GAGAACTATCCCGAGATCTGGTCAAAGGGCGGGAACATTAAGGGCAACGAGCAGTTCCGTAAGCTCGCGCCGATCGCGAAGCGCGGCGGGGTGCCCGACGGAGAGGCGGAGGAGAACGCCATCCGGTTGCGGGAGGCGTGGGTCGCTCGGCACCGGGGCGACTTTCAGACCGCCGGGGTCGTGGCGCAGATTAAGTGGCTCGCCGTCGGCGACCGCGGGCTCGATCATATGCGGGCTGTTATCCGCAAGGAAAAGGAAAAGCTTAAGGACCGGAACGACGCCCCGATCGACCCGAAGATGGCCCGCAAGCGCGGGATCTACGAGCGGGCGATGCAAGAGCTTGACCGCACCGAGCAGACCTACAAGGCGACTGCCGAGGCTCTGTTCCGCGCCGAGCGCCCAAAGGTAAGCAAGAGCATCGCGAACGCCTCCGACTATGCCGAAGCTCGCCAGCGGGTGCGTCAGGCGTACTCGATAAACGGCGATTTCGACGAGAACTGGAACGAGTCATTTACCCCGCATATTGCCAAGAGCTACGGCTTTGGGGCTACCGAGGTCGCCGGGGTCGGGGCCGAGCTTGCCGCGGACACCGTCGAGTCTGGCCTTACCAAGCGGTCGGTTGCAAGCGTTGAAAACGCGATCCGCCGCCGCGCCCAAAAGCTTGCCGAGCGGGTCGGGGGCACGACGGCTGATGAGGTGGTCTCCGTCCTTGTCGCCTCCGAGCGGGCTGGTCTCACCATTACCGAGGCATCCCGGCTCGTCGCCCGGGCCGTCTATGGTGAGGAACGGATGGACGTTCGCGCTACAATGATTGCCCGAACCGAGTCCGCCGGGGCGCTATCTCAGGGGTCGTGGGATCAGGCGCAAGAGATGGGCGATGTCTATCGGTCGAAGGAGTGGCTCGCATTCTCTGACAAGGAGACCCGCGATACACACACGGCTTGTATGGGCGAAGGAAGCATCCCAATCGATCAGCCATTCGAGTCGAACGGCCTTATGTATCCGCTTGACCCGGATGGCGATGCAGACGAAGTTATTAACTGTCGGTGCGTGTTGGCCTACAGCGATGAACCGGCATAATGCCGTCCCTACCACTCTCAGAGGAACCGATGACCGCGATTGAACTGTCGAAGGAAGAAGCCGCCGCCCTTATGCAACTTATTGACCTTGCCGTTAAGACCGGCGGGCTACAGGTAGCTGAGGCCGCAACCGTCCTTGCCAGAAAAATCGCTCCGGCTACCGCTGACAAGCCTGACATCGCGCCAAAGGAGTAACGATGGCTAAGACCCCCCGCACGACCGTCTGGCACCTTACCGACGCGGCCCTCGAGATCCGCGCCGAGGCCGAACTGCCCGCAGGGATTGCGGGCCGTGTCTCTGGGGTCGCCCTGACATACGAGGTCGTCGACTCCTACGGGACGATGTTCGCCCGAAAGTGCGCCAAGCGATCGGTCGACGGGCGCGTTGCCGCCCGCAAGGTCCCGCTTCTGATGGATCACGAACGGACCTCAAAGGCGCACGTTGGCGTCGTAACCAAGATGGAGGACGCCGGTGACGCGCTGATTATGACCGCTGACATCTTTGACACCGCCGAGGGCCGATCGGCTCTCGAGTATGTCAAGGCGGTCCTTGCCTCTGGCGCATCGACGGGCTTCTCGATCGGCTTTGTCCCCCGCGCCTCCGAGATGGTGACGGTTGACAATAAAACCGTCGAACGCTTTACAGAAATCGAACTGCGGGAAGTATCTATTACCCCGATGCCCGCGGTCCCCGGCGCAGAGATCGCCTCTGCCCGCAACGAAGTTGAGGAAGTAGTCTCCGAGCGCACGGATGACGACCTCCTTACCCTTGCCGCTCGCGTTACTCTAGATGCGCTATCCGAGAGTCAACGCCACGCGGTGCTGTCCCGCTACCTTCCGCCAACCCGCACCGAGACGGCCTCCCCGGTCACGCCTGTCGTGATTGAGACGCCCTCCTCGACCGAGGCAACGGTTCGGTATGCTTCCCTTGCCGAGCGAGCCTCGGCTGTTCGCTCGACGTACACTACCCACTAGGATCGGACAATGAAGAACACGCTGGTTTCCAAGAACCGTGCCGCGAACGAGCTTCGCGAGCAGGCCAACAAGCTCCGTGGCGAGCTGATGGACACGACCGCCTCGTTTACCCCCGAGGAAGTCGAGAAGCGCACCGCTGATATCCGCGCCATCGAGATGCGGGCGGCGGCGGCGGCTGAGTTTACCGCCGATGCTGAGATCGCCCGTCAGGGCGGCGACGAGGGCCTCGTCCGCGTTGACGCGCACGGCCCGGAGTTCTCCGGGATGCAGGGCGCTCAGGATGAGGTGCGTCGCGAGTTGAAGCGCGGCTTCCGTAATATCGGTGCCTACCTCCGCGCCGTTGCCAAGGGCCCCGCGAACGCGACCGAGGCCGAGTGCCTTAAGCGTGTCGACCTGATGACCCGCACTATCACCGGCTCGACCAACGGTGGCGAGTACCTCCTTCCGCTCACGCAGGTGCCGGAGATCTTCTCGACCGCGAACACGCAGGCCGGGATGTTTCAGATCGCCCGGAGATACAATGTCCCCGGACGCTCACTTAGGATTCCGTATCTTCTGCAGGACGAGGGTACGTCCACCCTTAACCGCCCGATGGCTGGTAAGATCGCGAACGTGACCATCGTCGGCGAAGGCTCCGCCAAGCCCGCCCGCGAGCCGTCGTTCGGTCAGCGCGTGCTTACGATGTATAAGTATGCCGCGATCACGGAGTTCGGCGACGAGCTTCTCGGTGACGATTTTACCGGCGAGCTTCCGTCCGAGGTCACCTCGGCGGTCGGTGGACAGGCGATTAACAAGATCAACGAAGACATCACCATCGACGGCACCGGCTCGAGCCAGCCGCTCGGTGCCTTTAACACCAACAACACCGCGCTAATCAAGGTTGCCCGCGCTTCGGCAAACACCTTCTCGGCGGCGGATATGTTCTCGATGTATAAGCAACACACGGTCGGCCCCCGCTCGGTGTGGATGATCTCGCGGTACTCGCTCCCCGCGCTCTACGCCCTGCAGACGACCAACAACACGATGGTGACGTTCCTCCCGAACCTCCGCGATGGCGCTCCGGCGACCCTCCTCGGGCTTCCGGTGATCGTTACGGACTTGCTCCCGACCCTCGGGACCGAGGCCGACATCGCGTTGGTGAACCCGGATTTCTACGCGATGGGTCTGCGTCAGGCCCTTACCGTCGAGTCCTCGATTCACTACAAGTTCACGGACGACATCACGACCTACCGCTTCGTCGCTCGCGCCGGTGGCATTCCGCTCCCGACCAGCACGTTCGCGTACAAGGTCGACGGGTCTGGCAACAAGGTGATGCCGCACTCGCCGTTCGTTGTGCTTGACGAGCCCGCGGCGTAAGCCGTGGCACGGTAGGGCCGTGGGGGGATCCTCCCCCGCGGCTCTGCCGGTTAGCATTGTAGACTGTTCCTCTCTCCGACTGTCCTGAGGTTCGCGTGGCTCTCCCAACCGTTACAGACCTCAAGAGTTACCTCCGCATCGAGTCCAACGCGGAGAACACGCTCCTCACAGCCCTGCTGGCCCGGGCGCAGGGGCAGTTAGAGTTGTGGATCGACTGTCCTATTACGGCAGTCTCGCAGACGTACATCGACCGGTGCGAGACCCTCGCGGATCGCCCCGTGACCTCGATTGTCTTTCCCCGCCGCCCGATTAGCGTGACCAGCATCGTCGATGTCGAGGGCGTTACTGTGCCATCGACCGAGTATTGGGTTGACGGGCAGAATGGTATTATCTACTCGGGTGACACCTACAGCTTTTCTAACCCCCGGTACACCGTTACCGCCAACGTCGGCCTCTCGCTGTCGCAGTTCTATACGGCGTGGGAGCCGGTTATCTCGCAAGCGATCCTTGATCTTGCCGCGGATCTCTATCAGAAGCGGACCCCGAACGCGAGTAGCGAGACGAGCGCGGCAACTACGATTTCGTGGGATGTCTCTCGGGATACCGCGGCCCGTGTCCTCAAGGTTATCCGCGGGCTTAAGCTCGGGGTCGCCGTCTAATGTATATCGCCCCGGGTCTGCTCGATCAGCGGCTTGGGTTCTACTCCCGGTCGAACGACGGGGCCTATGGCTTTCAGCGGCCCCTGTATACCAAGCTCGGCGTCTATTGGGGGCGGCTCGATACGACGGCAAACGCTTTTACCGTTGCCGGGGCTCCCGAGGCGCATACCGATAGCCGCACAAGTGCGGTCGCGACCGTCTCCGATGATGTCGCCGTCGACCCGTTTGGTGTCGTTAAAGAGGAGGGCGGCACGGTACTGTATTTTGTCCGTGGCGTCTACGAAGTGCGGCAGATGCGCTGTAAACAGATTACGCTCGAGGAGGTCGATCCGACCGCCTATGCCGAGTTTATCGCAAACGATCCAGACGCGGTGGCGGACGGGGTGCATCTCCTCGTGGCGGGGAGCGCATTTACGCTTGGCTTTGACGAGGGATATGACTAATGGCTGAAACCCCGAAGGTCCTTGCCGCGCTCTTGGCGCAACTCCCGGATAACACGACCGGCCTAATCTCGCCCGAGGACATCCGGGATGCAGTCGTCTCCCTGTTCCCAAGCCGCGGGCAACTTGACCTTACGGCCTCCGCGCAGACGACCTTTGCGGCGACAAACACTTATTACAAGCTTGCCGGGACGACCGCGCTTGACACGACGCTCGGACAGGACGGGTTTTCACAGGCATCTAATAACGAGTTGCGGGCGACGAAGGCAGTTAACCAAGTCCTTCTCGTAACGGCAAACGTGGAGCTTTCGTGTGCGTCAAATAACAAGACGTTTGGCATCTGTTTCGCTAAAAACGGAACGGCAATCACGACGGCGCACGTTTCCGCGATTCTGTCAGACTCCAACGAGGGCTACGGCTTCTCGCTGACGACGCTGATCCCGACGTCGCAGAACGACACTATCTCGGTGTTCGTCCGCAACGAGACGGACACGACATCGGTCACGGCTCTCTCGCTCAGCCTATCGGCAATCGGGTTTATCCGGTGACGATGCACGGCGACGACGCCCGCACCCTTTGCGGACAGGATGTGCGACGGTCGGGCCTCTGGCCCTCGGATCGGTCGCGGATCGATACGTTTGTACACGAATATGGCGGATCGCTTGAGGCGTTTCCTGTCGGGGATGTTGCAATCGCCCTCCGGTGGATCGGCCCGAATGCGCAGACCGTTACGGAGACGGCGCAGACCGCGGCAGAGGCGCTCCGGCGTCTCCGGTCAACGCTCCGGGCTGTGCAATGAGCATTAAGGTTACTGATAACTCCGGGAAGTTCTTGCGAGCCTACAAGGAAGCGAGCCGCAAGGCGACGGATGCCGCCGCCGCGCTCTACGAGGGCAACGTCAAGAAGCGGTTCTTTCAGGGGTACTATACGAGCCAGAAGTTCCGGTCGACGGCGCAGATCGTTCAGCACGTTCAGCGGGAGCGCCCGATCTGGACGCAAGACGGGTGGACATCCCTTGTCGGGATCCCGAAGGGCATTACGGTTCAGCTTACCCGCCTTGGCAAGACCCGCCCCTACACGGTTGGCGAGATCGCCCTCGCGTGGGAGCTTGGGCATCACAACCTGTTTTCTCGTCGCTATGAGCGCGTCGAGATCTTTAAGCCGGTCGCCCTTAACAGCGTCGATGCAATCGGCAAGGCGTATGCTAGGGTCTTGACACGCTCCCTTAAGGCGGAGGCTCTATGACCCCCCTGCCAAAGTATATCGTCTCGGGTAGCCTTACCCTGCCGTCGACGGCCTCGACGGTGCAGATCTACGGCACTCTGCGGGACGCCCTCTTGACATATACCAGCCCGAGTGCCGACACGCTAAACGACTATGTCGGGACCCGGATCTGGATCCGGGCCGCGCCCGAGCGCCCGACCTTCCCCTACATTACCCTGCGGCTTGACCGTGTTAGTCAGCCGGGGTATAACGGGTACCGGGAGACGGCGGTACTCGAGGTACAATGCGTCGGAAAGCCGGATAGCCAGATCGCCCTTGTCGAGGGGGCGATGGATATTGTCGACCAATGCCTAACGGCCTTGACTGCCAATACCTCGGGCTTTATGGCCTGTCGGTCCCGGATGCGCCAGACCGTCCCGCAGATGACTGAACCGGCGGATAGCTCCGTCGTGGCTGTTGTTGGCAACTACGACTTGTACCTCTGGCCTGTTGTTTTGACCTCCCGCGCTTAACTTTCTCCCTGTCCCTTCACCGTAGGATACTGCTATGACCGCTCCGCTTACTGGCTTTACCTCAGAGTTCAAGGATGGCGTCCTCCTTGATTCCGGCGTCCTGTACGTCGGCAACATCGTCTATGGTGCCTTTCAGGGGGGCCTCAAGTTCGACCCCGGCATCACCTACCGCAACGTCGAGTTCGACGGCAAGCGGTCCCCGATGAAGCTCCTCGACATCAAGCAGTCGCAGATGCCGAAGATCTCCGGCACCGTGATTACGCTCCCGCCCGCCGCGACCGCGCTGGTTGCCGGTGGCGTGTCTCAGCTTGACACCGGGGCCGATGTGCAGGCGACCGGCGGCTGGACCGGGGCTACCTCGTCCTATGCGCCACAGGCCGCGGGTGCGCTTCTTGTTGCGGGGGACTATATGTCGGATGTGCGGGCGATCTGGCTCCGCGGCGGGCATACGACGGCCTCGCCAAAGTACGTTCAGGTCCGCTTCCCGTCCGCGATTATTACGAAGTACGATGTCACCTCACAGGACGGGCAAGAGGTCGCGATCGCGATCGAGATCGAGGCCCGTCTCGACACCGGCTGGGCAGGCTACCTCGATGGGACCGGCACCGCGCCGTACCGGATCGAGTACCTCACGGCCCTCACTAACGCCTAAGGGATATGACCGTTATCGACCTCGATGCCCTGACGAATCCGAAGCGACTGCCCGTTGTGAAGCTGTTCGGACGGAAGGTTACTGTAAAGCCCCTAACGGGGGCCGCGGCTCATCGTATCGCGGCCTTGCAGAACGACGATACGGGTGGGGCATCGATGTTGGCGGCGTTGCTTGATGTGATTCACGCATCGTGTCCAGATCTGTCCGAGAGTGAGCTTGCCGCGTTAACGGTCGATCAGATCGCCGCGCTTGTACAGCTTACTCGCGGGCAGATTACGGAAGTAGAGACGATGCTAGAGGAGCGGTCGGAAAAAAACTGACGGACGCGACCGGGGAAGATGCCGCAGTCTCGGTCGCGTGGAGTCCAGAGCAGTATATCCGGCGGATCCTCGTCGAGACGGCGATCCGAACGGGGCAGGGGATTGACGAAGTAGCACGGCAGAGCTTTGCCCTTACGATGTGGATGTGGGCAGAGCTTCGGGAGATCGAGCGGGAGGCCGCGGTAACGCGGCTCGGTGAACGGACGGATCTAGCAGGGCTTGTGGCAGTAGCGTTTCATCAGCCGCAAGAGCTACAGAAGATGGAGACGCGGTACCTCAAGGCGGCGGGGCGGTTGTCGCAGATGTTTAAGGATACGAAGGAGCGACTCACGGCCCTCGCCGCAGAGATGGCAAAAGCACAGCCTGTAACGGAGGCGCAGTAACCGATGGACATTTACGCGCTTTCAATCAAGCTCAAAGAAGAAGGAGCCGCCGTCGTACAGGCGGCAATGAAGAAGCTTGCCGCGTCGATGGCGGATACGACGGCGGAAGCAAAGAAAACCGATAAGGCGTTTGACGGTCTTGGGTCCGCGGCAAAGCGGCTTGCCGGGGCTATCGCTATTGGCGCAACGATTAAGAAGATCGTTGACGCAACCGCGCAAGCGCAGTTCGTACAGGCGCAACTCTCCGCCGCCCTGCAATCGACGGGGAACGCGGCGGGGCAGAGTATTGAAAGCCTTAACGCACACGCCGAGGCCCTGTCTCGCCTAAGTGTTTTTGACGACGAGGCGATCGGCGGGGCGCAAGCCCTCTTGCTTACATTCACGAAGATTCAGGGCGATGTCTTTCCGAAGGCAACGCAAGCGGTGCTTAACGTTGCGCAAGCGATGGGCGGGGATCTTAAGGGTGCGGCAATTCAAGTCGGCAAGGCGTTAAACGATCCGATCCGCGGTACCGCGGCCCTTTCTAAAGCTGGCATTCAGTTCACCGAAGATCAGAAGGCGATGATTCAGTCGCTTGTCGAAACCGGACAGACGGCTCAGGCGCAAGCGATCATCCTTAAAGAGCTTGACACGCAATTTGCCGGGAGTGCCGCCGCCGCTCGAAATACGCTCGGCGGTGCGTTGCAGGGTCTTAAGAACGACTTTGACAATCTCTTTGAGGCGAGCGCGGGCGAAACCGCCCCGCTTGTTGCCGCGATCAATGGCCTCTCAACGGCTCTACAGCCGCTTGCCGGGGCTGTTGGTACCCTGATTGTTATTATCGTCGGTGGCCTTTCGAGTGTTTTTGCAAGCATAAAAAATATGGGGCTTGCGCTGTTTCGCATCCTCAACCGGATTAATCAGTTTCTTGCAAACGTCGGAGCGACAGTCGTAAAGGTTGTCGCGATGTTGACGGGGAACCTGACGCCAGAGTTCGATAGGTCGATCGATAACTGGCTTAAGGGCTTCGATCACATGGACGAAGGGCTTGCCGATCAGCAGAAGGAGTGGGCTGATTGGGAAACCGGGATCTATGAGTCACTCGCCGGGGTCCGCAAGGAAGCGGCAAAGCCTGTTGTTGTCGCTCCCCCCGTCGTCGGCGGTGCCGGTGGTGGGGGCCTAAGCGCGGCAGGGCGGGCTCTGGCTCGAGGGGCTCCCCTCGGGGGGCCCGGGGCCGGGATCTCGGCATTTGAGAGCCCGTCCGAGCGTATGGCGCGGCTCCGTCGGGAGGCCGCGGCTCAGGCGGCGGCGGATCGGGCCCGGGAATCCGCCGAGGCGCAACCGCGGATTGCCGCAGGGTTTGGCGTCGACCTGTCAAAGCTCAAGGCCGCAACCCTGCCAATGCTCGATCAGGCAAAGGTAGCGGCCCTCGAGCTACGCGAGCAAATTCAAAATGAGTTTGCCCTTAGTGTCTCGACTGCCTTGACAACCGGTATTATTGCCGGGATCGAGAACGCAATCGCTACGGGGAATATCGGGGAGGGCTTTATGGCCCTGACAACCTCCCTGCTCGCGGGGCTCGGCGACGCGATGATACAGTTCGGGCAGGCGTCGCTTGTCGCTTCTCAGCTTATGCAGAGGATCTTTGACTACCTCGCCTCGGGTCTCCCGGGCGGTGCCGTCGCCGCGTCCCTTGCAATGATTGCCGCCGGTGCCGTCCTTAAAGGGGTCGCCCGGGCCGCGTTTGGGGGCGGGGGTCGCGGAGGATCCGCCGCCTCGGTTGTGAGCTTTGGAGCCGGTACACGCGGTACTGCGGGGCAGACAACGCAACTTGTCTTTGGTAATACCTCGGCGACAACCGCCGCAGGGATGGCTCCGCGGACCCCGATGAACGTGACGATTATTGGCCCGAACGACCCGACGGCACAGCGAGCGATGCAAGAGCTTCTAACCAAGGCGAATAGCCGCGGGAGGATCGGGTAATGGCAAGCATTACGTTTAATGACGGGACATCGGCAACCCTTGACAACGGAATGACCGCGATTGCCGGAGGGGTCGGCTCTCGCTTTGCCGATTGGACCCCGTTCCAACGTCCGATCGGGCCCGCCGTAACCGCGCTAGGGACCGGGGCTCGGTATCAGTTCGCATTCCGAACCGACTACGGCGCGAGCTTTACGATGAATGACATCCCGAATAGTTCGATGTCGATTATGCTCCGCCTCGAGGCGCATCTCCTTGGCGGGGGCACCGTCTCCGTAGCGACCGGCGACTCCGCCTCCCGAACCTATGCGACCTGTTGCCTCGCGCCGGATGCCGGGGTTGACATCACCCTGCAAGACAAGGCGGAGTTGCGGTATTCTATGTCATTCACCCTAATCAACATAGCGGCAAGCCCCGGCGCGATGCTCTGCATCTACTAACCCCCTGCCACACGGTCAATGACGGTTCTTTTCCGGTTCACGATCTATCAGGCTAACGGAACCACCCCGGATCTTACCGTCACATCACAGCGGGGCGGATCGAATCCGTACATCGTCGATGTGCCAAGCGGCGATGGGCAAGAGGTCGATCTCCTTACAGGCGCGGTGCGATCCGGGGCCTACGTTGTTACGGTCGCCGATATTGTCACGGGCACCGACGGTACCGGCACCGTCCGCCTTATTACGAACAAGCTCGAGGACAATCAGTTTCGTCAGCAACTCTTGTCCCGTCGTGCCAAGCTCGAATGCTCGCGGGATGGGGGCTCGACCTATTCGATCTGGACGCTCGGTTATTTGACCGGCATTCAGCAAGTCGATGCAATTACCTACAGCTTCACGGTGTCCGACTCCCGCCGGATCGAGTCGACGCATACCATTTTTACTTGGTCATCCGATCCGCTTGCCGCGACGGACGAGCGCCGGGAGTTCCCGAACCGCGGCTGTCTTGTCGGAGGCCCGACGATTCAGAACTTTGGGCCGATCCGCGCATCCGGCGGCTGGGAGTTCGCGTGGCGTGAGGTGCAGAGTGGCTACCTTGCCCTCGCCTTTGTCGCCGCGTATGACCCGCCAAGTTATGCGCGGACGGTAACGCCTCCGCTTGCTAAGATTAAGGCGGCGATGCAACGGTTTTACGAGAGGCAACCCCCGATTGCAGATCTTACCGGGGACAACTATAAGCAGATCCGGGAGCGGCAGTTTGTTAATGCTTATCCCTCTGTTCTCGCGATCGTAGAGTCCGGGGCAAGCGTATGGTACGGCACCGTCCGCGGAATGTTTACTCCCCCGGGATATACGCTGACGGGCTTAGGGCAAGTTCAGATCCCGCCGTTCGGCGATCAGAACTATCTCTTTGTGCAACTTACACCGGGGCAGTCGACCTCCTATCCGTCGACGAATGCTAAGGTCCGGGTGCGTCTGGTGAGTCAGGAGGTCGCGCCGGAGAGTGCGCTCTATATCGACGAGCATCCGGTTGACATTGTTTCTAAGCTCTACGAAACGGTTAACATCCCCTTTAACGCCGCCTCGGTAACGAGTACAAAGGCCGCAGTCGGCACGGATGTCCGCCTTGCGCTACGGATTACCGAGCCCGTTAATATGGGCGAGTTCTTGTCCTCGTCGATTTTCGGCCCGTTCGGGTTCTCCGTGCGCACGAACGCGGCAGGGGAGCAAGAGTTCTTCCCGACCCGCATCAGTAATAGTGCGACACCGACGATTACGATTGCTAACGCAGACATCGTTGGCGACACACCGCCCGCTATTTATGACCTCGACGAAGGCACCGTTGTTACTGGTTTCCGCCTAACGTCAACCAGTTTCTCGGTCTTTGATCAGGACCCTGAGCTTCGGGATCCCCCACCGCCTGACGGCCTAACGGCGCAGGGGGTTACGATCGCCGCACAGAACGCGGACACCTCGACATACTCGACGAAGGAGGTCAAGTATGAGATCCCGGGGATGATTCACGACGGATCGGCGAGTAATGGGGCGTTTGCGTTTTCGCCTGAGGTCGTGCAACGGTTCTTTACAGGGATTGTCGCGGAAGGCTTTGACCGCTTTGGACGAGGCGCGGTGGCGTCCGAGGTACAGGTTATTGCGAGTTCCTCTGCCGCGAACCTACAGGTTGGCGACGAGGTAAACATCGCGGCCTCGTATTACCCAAACAAGAACTACCGGATCGGCGAGTCAAACGTTGGCAATCGGATCGCGCAGATCGTCCGTCGCACGGAGACCCCGGAGGGCCCGAGCTACAAGCTTGTCGATTCAGGGGTAAGTGCTCAACCGACGGCCCCGACCTTTACGCTTGCCGCGTGGTCCGGGGAGCCCCGTCGGATTGCGACCGCGACCGTTACGAATGCCGCGACCCTAAATAGCTCGAATGTTACCCTTGCGGTGCAGTATCAGGTTTCTGCAACGACACCGACGACGAGAACGGGCACGCTCTTTACACGATTCCGCCCGGGCACGATTCCGACGATCGCCTTTACGCTTCCCGTTGTCCCCCCGGGGAGCCGCGTGTACGTCCGGATGCGCACGGAAAAGACAGAGCTTCGTGCGTCGGCGTGGACCGCGTGGACCTATGTCGACCTCGGCGCGTGGGTTGCGCCAAACTCGCTTACGACCTCAAACGTTACGGCAGACGCGGTAACGTTTACGATCGGTCTCGGGAGCCCAACACCGAACACCTTAGACCCCCTTGACATCTTTGCCTACCCGGGAGCCTCCGCGCCCGCGGATTGGACCGCATTCCGGATTGGCACCCTGTCGGCAGGGTCGACATCGACAATCGTTCGGGATCTTACCCCGTCAACGCAGTATACGTTTGGGGTTGCATTCCGGGACGAGGGGACGGGGGCATATTCCGGGTTTGCTACGGCGACTGTTACGACCGCCGCGCTTAACACGGTGTCGGCACCCGCCGCACCGAAGATGAAGCTCTACACCTCATTTCCGAACGCGGGTCAGACGACCGGTATTGCGTTGACGATCGGGGCAGTCGAGGGCTATAACATCGTAGTTCAGCGGGCTCCGAATGTCTCCGGGGCCCCGGGAACGTTTGCAGATCTTGACACGCTCCCGCCCCTTACAGCTACCTATGTCGATGTTCTACCGTCGGACGGCATTACCCGATGGTACCGTGTGTTTTACCGGCTCTCAGGGTTCCTCGACGGGACGCCCGGGACGGCACGGAGCGGGACGCCTATTGGCATCCCGGATGATTTCCTTAGTAACACGCAAGCTACGAGCATTGCGGGACAGGCGACCCTAACGCTCGGCAACTACCTAACGGGCGGGAGTTACGACGGATCCGCGAGTGTTACAACGGATGTCGATGCGACACCGAATAACACGGCAAGCAAGGTCGTGGCCCGTGATGCCTCTGGTAACTTCTCCGCCGGAACAGTTACCGCGGCCCTCGCCGGGAACGCGACGACCGCCACGACCCTACAGACGGCCCGCAATATTAACGGGGTGGCCTTTGACGGGAGTGCCGACATCACGGTAACTGCCGCCGCAGGGACCTTGACGGGAACTACGCTTGCCTCAGGTGTTACGGCTTCTAGCCTTACCTCGGTCGGGACGATTGCGACCGGCGTCTGGCAGGGGACCTCGATTGGCAAAGACTATGGCGGTACCGGCTTAACATCCACGGCTTTTACCGGGATTACAAACGAACGCATTTTTGTCTATGACGGCGGCTCGGGTGTTTTTGAGGTTGGCCCTACAGGGTCTAACGGTCAAGGACTGATTTACAGCGGCGGGGCTCTTGCGTGGGGGAACCCTGCTCCCGGCTTGCACGTCCTTGCGACGACGACCGCGCTTGGTCCCGAGCATAGCGTGTCCGGGCTTACAAGCGGGATGATCCTACAGGCGACCGGGGCAACTACGGCGCGGTTTCAGACCCCGAGCATCCCGGCCTCGAGCGTGACGGCGGGGACGTTCTCCGGGGCGTCCTACACGATCACGAACGACCTGACGGTCTCCGGGACTCTGACGGGGACCCTGACCGGAAATGCGTCGACGGCAACGGCGTTGCAGACGGCCCGCAACATTAACGGCGTCTCGTTCAACGGGACGGCGGACATCACCGTAACGGCGGCGGCGGGGACGCTCACCGGCTCGACGTTGGCGTCCGGCGTGACGGCCTCGAGCCTGACGTCGGTCGGCACCCTGACAAACCTCACCGTCACGAATACGATCACCGGTTCGGTCAGCGGCAACGCGGGCAACGTCACCGGCACGGTCGCAATCGCGAACGGCGGCACGAACGCGACAAGCTATGGCGTTACCGGGACCGGAACACGGGCGATTGTCTACGATATTGTCGGCAACGCATTTGAGGCGGTCGCCGCAGGATCCTCGGGTCAGTTCCTACAGTCGGCTGGCACGACGGGCGACATAACGTGGGCGACCCCGCCAAACTTTAGCACGACCACGACGACGGCGGGTTACGTCCCCGGATCGAACAACGTTGGGGCGACCTACTTCCTAAACGCAAACGGCGTCTGGGCAGTCCCGGCGGTCGGATCCGTCTCGGCGAACAACGTCACGGCGGGAACGTTCTCTGGCGCGAGCTATACGTTCTCCAACAGCGTTACGTTTACGAGCGGTGTGCGCGTTGCGTTCGGTGAGACATACAAGATTCTGAACGGCGGTGGCACCGCAATAGATGTGCTGTCTGCGACTACGCTTGGCACAGGCGTCATCAATTCGTCGCTGACTTCCGTTGGTACGCTGACCAGCGGTGCACTTGGTGCGGGATTTACCGCGATTGACAACGCTCGACTTGCCAATTCTAGCATCACCATCAACGGAAGTTCCGTGTCGCTTGGTGGAAGCATCACGGTAAGCAATCAGACTATCACGTTGTCTGGCGATGTCACGGGTTCTGGCACAACGTCTATTGCGACAACGCTTGCGGATACCGCCGTTGTCGCTGGCACCTACGGCGGGAACAATGCGATTCCGCGCCTCACGGTAGACTCCAAGGGCCGTCTTACTGGCGTCTCTACGATTACGCCAAGCGGAACGTGGAGTATCAGCATCAGCGGAAATGCGGCAACGGCTACGACAGCAACAAATCAGTCGGGCGGTACCGTCAACGCTACGACGGGTTCGTTTAGTAGCACGGTAACTGCCAACCGCTATGCTGGCGTCAATAGTCTTATTCTCAACAGCTACCAGACGGCTAACCCTTCGTCGAATGTGTATCTCTACTCACCGCCAAACGATAGGGATGCATGGGTATATCTCGATTCTGCGGATACCGGAAGCAACTGGGGTATCTATCACCGCCAGATTGACTCGGCGGTATCTGGGTTGCCCGGAAACTCAATCGGCTTTGTCGGTGCTGGAACAAGTACGCTTCAAGCGTATATCAGTCTTCTTAACGGGGACGCCTACTTCGCTGGCAACGTTGGCATCGGTACGTCGAGCCCAAGTTATAAATTCGATGTATCAGGACAGGGACGTTTTATTACTAACTCCGAATATCAGCTCGACGTAATGTCGGCTAGTAGTGCGGCTGGTGCATCTATTAGGCGATATTCTACAAGTGCTTACGCTTATGATGTATATCAGAACGCATCAAGGCATTGGCGTACTGGATTACTTGGCGATTCTAGATATGTAATATATGACCAGACTGCGACAATAGAACGGCTTTGCATCGACACATCTGGTAACGTCGGGATCGGAACGACCGCGCCATACAACAAGCTATCGGTACTCGGTAGCGTTGGCGTCAATGGTGATACGAACAGTAGTGCGATTTATATGTACGACTCCTATTTGGATGGAGGAAGTTCGTATTTTCAGATTCCGCAGTCGAGAGTCCGTCTTGATTCCAGCGCAACGGGTGGCATCGACGAAGCGCCTGTCGCGTTCTTCATGCACAACGAGAACGGGACGAACAATACATGGGTCAAGTTGTCGATGGGTGGGCGTGAAACGGCTGGTGCTGGCAATACGGTAAGCTGGGCTGGTATTGCGGCTCGCAAGGTTGGCGGGGTGTCCGGTGGCTGGGCATCTGGTGAGTTGCACCTTTGGACGAAGAACGGCGCTTTGCAGACTGACGCGGTAACTATTACCGCAACCGGTAACGTCGGCATCGGTACAAATACACCGAATGAAAAGTTAGACGTCAATGGCAACATGACGTTGTCATGGAATCCGGGCGCGTCTTATCGCATCAAGTTTTTCGGTGGTGGAACTTATGACGCTGGATTCCGTCTCGGGAGTGACGGAAGATCGCTCGAGTTGTTCAGCATCTTTGACGACTCCGCCGCTGGAATAAAGTTTATTACCGGAACTGGTTCGTCGAACAGCGAAAAAATGCGCTTGACCAACTCCGGCAACGTCGGCATAGGTACAACAACAACAACATATAAGTTTAACGTCGACGGTGGAGCGGCAGGTTCCTCTCCTGTCGCGTGGTTTCGTGGCAATACTTATGGAATGATTGGCACGCAACGTGGAGCGGATAATGCATCCGCTGGCGTAAACTATTACAACGCCGCAGGAGCACAGCGTTGGTTTTGTGGTATTTATGAAAACTCTGACAACTTTGGATTTTATAATGTTGGATATAGCGGATTTCCAGTTGTTATTCAGAACACTACTGGCAACCTCGGCATCGGCACGACGAGTCCGGCATATAAGCTGGACGTTGTTGGCACCTCGATTTTCCGTGCGGTGGCGACGAGCTACAATGGAACGACGCAGTCGGTTCTCATTGACGGCAACGGTGGCAACGCCGCGCTGACCATCAACGCAACGTCTGACTATGCCTATCTCAACTTCGCACAGGCTGGCACGACGAAGATAGAGATTGGTTGCGAAGGGGCGGCAACGAACAAGGGCAGTCTTTACATCAACACAAACATTCAGGTTGGGTCATCAAACGCCGCCGTTTTCATAAAAAAATCGGATGGTTTCGTCGGTATCGGTACGACATCTCCGTCAGCTTATGCACGGTTGCATGTGAATGGGAGCGCCAAGCTACTCGTTACGTCAACGTCATCTAGCTGGGGGCAGTTTCAGGTTGCGAATCCGAATGATGGAGAATCAACCATAGCAATCGCCGCTGGTGGGTCAGGCTCTCCGGGTAACGATAGCACCTACACGCGGCAATGGATTATCGGCATCAACCCGTATGGAACTGGAACGGATGCGTTCACGGTTACGAATAAGACGTTGCAATCTTCGGCACCATTTTCTATTAAGGAGGGCGGTGATGTTCTTGTCAACGGCACCGGATGGAACGGGTCGCGCCTCGTAGTCAATGAATCGTCGGGCAGTACGGCAGAAATCAACGGCACGAGCAACACCGCGAATCAGTCGCCGCTCTACGTCTGGAACAATGTCGAGAGCGGCTCGACGTACTTCATCAGCTTCTACTCGGACGGGCAAAACAACGCTCGGACGTTGCGTGGCTATATCAACTATCGCCGCGACAACGCGACGCTCAACCTGACCACGGCATCCGACTACCGGATCAAGACGATCCACGGTGCCTACACTAAGTCTGGCGAAGTGTTTGACAAGATGAAGGTGCATGAAGGTACCATCAATGGTGAGTCTGGTAAGTACCCGATGGTGGTGGCCCACGAATTACAAGAGGCGTATCCTTCTGCTGTTGACGGTGAGAAGGATGCGGTGAATGAGGACGGGACGCCCAAGTTGCAGATGGTGAGCTATACCGCAATGATTCCCCTGATGCTGGCAGAAATCAAATCGCTACGCGAGCGCGTGGCTCAACTGGAGAGCTAAATGAGTCTGACGTATACATGGGACTTCCCCGCCTTTGATTGCTACCCTGAACAAGACGGGTATGTGGATGTCGTGTTTACCGTGCATTGGCGCTACAACGCGGCTGATGATGCGGGGCATACGGCGGTCGTCTACTCGACGCAAGCCGTCAGCTACAAGGAGGGCGACCCGTTCGTGCCGTTCGCTGACCTGACGCCGGAGATCGTCGAGGGCTGGATGGTCTCCGCGATGGGCCCGGAGCGGATCGCCGAGCTACAGGCGAACCTCGCCGCGCAGATCGAGCAACAGATACACCCCTCACAAGTAACCCTACCCCCGCCGTGGCAGACGCCCCCGGTTCCCCCTACCCCTGCTGAGGCATAACAATGTCGGACACTAAGCAGAGCCTTATGCTCGTCGTCGCCGGTTTCTTTGGCTCCCTTATTGCGGTGGGCAAGGCGAGTCACGGGAATGTCCGGGATAACCTTCTTGCGATCTCGGCGGGCACCTCGAGTGCTTACTTTCTTACCCCGGTCGTCTTTCAGCTAACCGGGATCTCGGCAAGCCCGCAGACAATGTCCGCGATGGCGTTTCTTCTCGGGGTCCTCGGTCAGCGCGGGGTCGAGATTGTGATCGCTAAAATCTTTGGGGAGGGCAAGACCGATGCTAGCCACGATTAACCTTCTGGCAAACCTCCTGATTACGATCGGGGGGCTTGCCTTTTATGTAATGCTTTTTACAAAGATTGGAGACGGTGTAAAGCAGATCGACAGCTTTGGGCAGATCAGTTACTACACGATTAAGGTTGGCCTTGCGTTTATCGTCTCGGGCTCCCTGCTAAACGTCCTCCTGCGCACCACGCCGCCGTTTACAGAGATCCTACTAAACTGCGGGTTCGGCCTTATTTTTATGTGGGCCGCGCTGTGGCACGGTCGAAAGTTTGGCGTGATTACGGGCATTAAAACGATTGACAGAAAAACGTCGGCTAACCGGATGTCAAAATGAGTTGCACACATCCGTCCCCGAATCACAACGACCGGAAGGGACAGGCCGTTAAGGTGATTGTCCTACACGCGGACGCCTCCCCGAACGAGCGGGGGTGCTTGTCGTGGCTTCAATCGAGCGAGTCAAAGGTTAGCTATCACGCGCTCGTCGGACGGGATGGCAAGGTGTATACGGTCGTGCCCTACGATCGGCGAGCGTGGCACGCGGGCAAGGCGGAATGGTCCGGGCATAAGGATGTTAACGGGATCTCCGTCGGGCTATGCTTTAGCAATAAGAACGACGGGAAGGAGCCGTTGACGGAGGCGCAGAAGGAGGCGATGCGCAAGCTTATTGCTGAGGTCCGCGGTAAGTACGGGCCGGTCCCGGTTACGACTCACGCAAAGGTTGCGCCCGGGCGTAAGACGGACCCGGAGAACGTCCCGGGCTTTGACCTTGCGCAGTTTACTTAACGTCCTCGCCGTCCTCGCGATCGTCGCGGGTGTCCTCTTTTCGGGACGCTCGAGGCAGTCCGAGCGGCGACTACAGCAGACCGCGGATAGTCTGCGGGTCGAGATCCGAATCGCCCAAGCGAACCTGACGGTTGCGCAGGCCCGGGCCGACTCGCAGGCTACCCGCGCCCGCATCGGCTCTCTGCGGCTCCTAGCGGCCTCGGACACCCTCGGGGTAGTCCTCGATACGGCTCGGGCGGTCCTTGTCGATTCTGCGGCATCCTTGCCGCAACTACGGGCAACCCTCGAGCAGACGGTTGCGGCCTCGGAACAACTTCGTGCAGAGGTCTTGACATATCGACAAACTATTGACAGTCTATTGACAACCCATCTTGTCGAGCGGCGGGAGGCGGCGAGGCAACTACAAGCCTTGCAAGCACTTGCCGATACGCAAGAGATGGCGTTGTTGC